CGCGATAGGACTTACGCCCGGTCTATCCCTGGAGTCTTAGGGCCTGAACCCATTGTTTATAGTGCTTCACACTCTTCCTAAGCATATGTTAATGCAGGGACTGCGGCGAGGTTGAACCTCACACTTGTGACAGTGGTAGCAGTTATGGTTATTTGCAAATACGCAACACCAGCCGTCGGATCCACAGTCACGACCATGTTGCCCACCGTTACGACCTCCGTCGCAGCGGCATTGACAACACCATAATTGTTTGCACCAGGAAGACTTATGGTGCCAGTTGTGGCTCCAGCAAGCGATGATGCGGTAATACCGGTACCAATCGCGACTAGTGTCCACAAATAAGTGCCACTTGCTCCCAAACAAACAGTGTCGGAAAAATACGTATCTGAAATCAGACCGTTACCGATAACTGTAGTGCTGGCAGATGGGAACAGATTACTTACAGTAGATGATGTTGAATAGATCTCAGCTCCCAAAATGGGTACAGCTGTCGGATCAACAAGTTCGACAGTGTAGTTTACATAAAGCTCACCGCACGTGACAGTGCCAGAAGCTAAATCAGCAGCAAAGATCAATCTGCCACAGTCAGACATTTTCGGGTCATTTGAGGTGTTCACAATAGTATTGCTTGCAGCGGTGAGAAATTGTCTCACATACAACCAAGCATGTTTACTAGTGTCCACCGATATGGCGACTTCATTCCAGACGGCCTCCTCATCATTGGGGGCTATCGAAAACATCTGCTGTTTATTCACAGGTATAGCGGCTGTTACATTGCTATCAAAAGCAAGTGCAACACGCCCCGAAGTAGCTGTGCCTACAGCGGGTACGTAGAGGAACTGCAACTTCTTGAATCTGTACTTAACATAGTTCACAGCCAAGTTGCTCAACCAGGGGAACGTTATTGCCAGTCCTGGATTTATTGGGTACGTCGTCGCTGCAAACGTAGCCGACGATGACACTGTACCAATGTACTCGCTGTGCGATACGACCACACTCCCATTGGAGGATTTGATCTTTGGCTTAGCCATCGCAACCTTACGCGAGATATTAACCGGCGCTGTAACAATCGCATTCTCCGCACGTCGTAGTTCCTTAGTTGCCTTGGCGAGGTTTGATCCTCGTTCCAAAACATTTCTAGCCACATTTTTCTTTTGTTTCTGGTTCGTAGCTACAGAGCCACGGAGTCCAGGGGTTTTCTTTCCTCTCATATCAACTAACTTCGAATAGATCTTACCCAAAGTCCCAAGATTCTGAGAACTTTCAATAAACTCAAGATCAGCGTCAATCCAATCGACACCTGAGGCAAGAGCGTTATCGTGTCTTTTACAAGCGAGTCCCAAAGCTGTTTTAGGCTTATGGCTCCCTGTTTTCACCGATCTCTGGAACTTGTTGTCCGAGAAATACGGTCCACACCAACCGTCAGTAAGATAGTCTATCTTGCTGACAAACGTCACAATTTTCAGACGGGGGCCCCATTCAGCCCCCGGCTGAGGTGGTTTAAGGTTCCACCAAACCAGCACGAGTCAATTATCACGAGCCGAGAAGACCTCCAAGAGAGGCCATTCAATGGCATCGTAAAATGACGAGCACTGCCCTAAGGCTTCACGAAGAGACCGTTCGGCTTCTTCCACGGTGACGTTATACCGCTGGAAAAACTGCTGATAAGCAGCCCGCGATATCTTATATTGGCTTTCGGATTTCACCTTATACTGCCACTCAGGATCCACATACTTCTTGGCCTCGATGAGCCTCAAACGATCCATGGCATATTGATGATAAACACGAAGTACTGGGACGTGTTTCCACAAACCAGCCAGCCCTTCGAGCATACCTTTCACTTCCGGTAAACTCAGATTCTTGGTAGACCAACCAACTTTAGGTAACGCACGACCAACCTTCGGGCCATACACGTATTGGACTTGTCCATATGGCAGCATAACATGTGTGCTGTCGACAGCCCAAAAACAGCCAGAATAAAACTCTGCGTCACCCACATCCAAGGCATACGAGCTTTTAGGACTAAAACCCAGCAACTTGTTGAACTCATCAGCAGTCTCACAAATCTCCTCTGGGCTCTGACCTGGTTTACCTTTGCCTTTTATGATCGCGATCACATCATCACCCCCGCATGCGATCTTGATCTCCCCTACTACACCAGCATATCTCAATGCAGCAAGCGTGGCCGTACCACTCAGCAAACTATTGCCCAAGGACGTATCCGGTTCTCCACTTGC